TGTGATTGGATTAATTCCGTTTTTGTATAGTTCGTCGCGGTCTGCTCTATCTGCATTGTATGAAAGTTTGACAAGGTTCTTAATCTGACCACGATTAAAGCCAGCTGGTGAGAACCATGGATCACGTTCAAAGTCTGTGCGAACGCATAGACCAGCTACGTCACCGTTCATTGGTACCCAACGATATACGTTGTTGTACTTGTCGAACTGGTACTTCCAAGAAGAATCCATAACAGCATAAGATGTTGAGCGATTCAATAGTGTTCTATAAGCAATAACATTGTTAGCTGCATCGGATGTTCCAACAGAAACAACGTTAGCTCTTGTTGGTGAGCAGAAAACAACGCAGTCCTTACGAGTTTCTGCTAGACTGTCAATGCAGTGTTGTACAACTGTTAGGTTAGCAGAACCAGTAATAACTAAAGATATATCAACTTCTTCGGCATTTGAGAAGCGATCATATGCAGTAACACGATTTGCGTCGGTTACAGCACCTACTGTACCACCAGATAGCGATACGGTGTATTGGTCATCACCCTGTGAAAATGCTCTGCCAGAAGCGGACTCACCCCAACCTGTAGCATCCGCAGCATTAGCTGTTGTCATAGCATGGTTGATGATGTAAATATATTTTGAACGCTCATTAATAACGTTAACATAGTAGTTTGAACCACCGTCAGAGGTAATAGCGTCAGCAGCCTTAGAAACGTATGCAAACTTTTCTAGGATTGTATTTGCTACACCACTGATTAGACCGTCTTCGTCAACTACAATTAGGTGAAGTTCGTCGCCGCTACCGCCAACAGATGCAGCATATGTTGAAGTATTTGGAGCGCCATTAAATTGTTCAGCATATGGCCATACTTCTATGTTCCAATCGTTACGTGAGTAGTATGAGGTATCAGTGAACATGGAAACTTTCAAGCTGTTTCCTAGTTCGCCAGCATATCTTGCAGCAAACATACCAGCAGTGTTAGCTGCTTCCATATTGATGTAGTTTGAGCTATAATCGTCGGAATTCTTAATCAAGATACCGTTACCGATAGAAGCGTTCTTTGCAGAAGCGGTACCGGCTGCGCGAACAACTTTTAGATTGCGGGCATAAGCCAAGAAGTTAGCTGCTGTGAAAAAGTCTGTGAAGTTATTATTATCTGGCTTACCAAAAGTATCTACCAACTCAACTTCGGAAGAAATCGTGCGGATTTCTTCCAATGGTCCCCAGTTAAAGTTACCTACGAAAGCACCTTCAGTGGTGCCTACGGCTGGGACAATAGTTGTTAAGTCAATTTCAGATACATTTACGCCTGGTGACAATTGAAATGGCATATTGTTTCTCCTTTTAAGAAAGATAATTCATTCTTTACATTATTTAGAAAAATGAGTATTTACAGCTTTATTTGCCAATTTAGATCGTCAAATGGATACATTCTGCGTCTATCTTCCATCCACAAGTCTCCAGCCGCATCTTTTTCGTCTGGCCTATCTATTCCATTGTCTATGATGCCAAATGGTACCATATCTTGATCCATTACATCCAATATCTCTTTTTGAAGTGTCTTGCGGATATCATTGTTGATATTCTCTTTAAAATATTTCTGGCCTGTAAGCCAACCAAAGTTGACCAGTGTCATAGCCATGTCATCATTATTGCCTTCTTCGGCCTTAAAACTTTTCTTATCGGCTGAGAATGTCATTAGCTCATTAATGGTAGTTTCATCATTAATTATAAGCTTGTCGCTTTCGACCAAAGTTTTTAGGTTGGTGCATCCAATCATCTTGGTCTGGTTAGACTGTTTTAGACCAAATGCTACTTTCTTTTTGAAACCTGGTGTCTGCTGCTGACCCTGTTTACCCTTCATTTCAATTTTGATGAGATTTTCATAGGCTAGTTCATAGTGGATAATATCGGAAACTTGTAGACCGATAGAGTTGATCTCTACCAATATAAACGCTTCGTTGTATATCTTGGCCGTCTGGACAATTATGGTTGGAAAAAGAAATGGTGATATCTTGTTATCTTTATATGTTGCTACAACTCGGTAAGGTATCTCACTTACATCCACAATAGAGAAAGCCGAATAATCTAGTCCTTGACCTTCGGCCACGTCTACTGTCATAGTATACGTTCGACCAGGTTCAGGTTTCCTATAAACACGTAGATTGCCTTCTATGGCAACTGGATCATACCATACAAGTGAGCGTAGCTTTGTTGGATGAATAAGAGTGTTGGTAGAACCGATAAATTCACACTCAAACTCTTGACGGAACTGATCAACAGATGTGTTACGGATAGTCTGCTCTTTCCATGCTTCATTGCGACCTGGCACCATACTCCAATGAATTTCAATTGGAACATATTCAGATTTTTGCTTAATAGCATCTTCCCACATACGGTAGAACTGGTTGAGTCCGTTTGGTGTAGACACGATGATAACCTTTGTGCTTTGACCAGAAGAGATCGTAGGATAGGTAGACATGAAGAACGCTTCGGCGATATTGTTTGGAACGAATGCAAACTCGTCCAAAAATACGATGTTGAACGAACGACCACGAATAGATGAGCCAGACGTTGAGTCTGCCATGATGCGTGAGCCGTTAGCCAACTCAATGGAACCTTTATTCCATTCTTTTACGCCTTGCTGTAAGAAACGAGGTAAGTATTCAAAAGCCAATTGGAGTCGACCTAAGATTTCTCTGGCCATAGCTGATTTGTTAGCTAGAACAGCCACGTTTACGCTTTCATTGAAAAGAATATAGTGTAGTAAATATGCAACACTAGTTGTGGTTTTACCTACCTGACGTGGAAGTTTGCATATAGAGAAGCGATTGTTATGAAACTTCATCAACATATCTTTTTGGAAATCCCACATTCTAAATGGCATTAGACCGTGATCAACGTTGATAATTCTCATATAGGTACAAGCGAAATACACAGGATCGTCCGCACACTTTATAAACTCATCCATTTCTTTCTGAGTAAAAGCGTGTTTCCAGTCTTCTCTTGGAAGATTTGGATTATTGTTATAACCTTTAGTCACTCTTCTTGTTCTCTTTTATTTGTTTCAGTAGATCAGATGGAGAACCAACAAATACTGCTTTCTCAACATTAACATTCGGTTGATCGTTTTTGTCCTGACCTCTTAGATCCTTAGTCTTCTTTTGAAGATCATAAAGGTCTTTGGTAGTATCAGCAACGGTTCTCATCATGGTGGCTAGAACCTCATACGCGCGCGGAGATTCCGATTCTTTTGCAAGATCGGTCAAACTTTCCATTGCGGAGTTGCCTTTGTTGATAAGATCGCGGAATGTTCTGCGTGAGAGGTTATAGTCAGCCTTGATATCATCATCTTCGTGTGGAGTATTGATGATAGGTTCCGGCGCTTTTGGCGGTATAATCTCTACTGCGTTTTCAATACCAAGAGCTTCGCTTAATGCATCATTTGTCTTATTCATTTATATCGGGCCATTCTAATATTTCAGTTGTGTATCCATAATCATCGCCCGGTTCTGCATCGATAGGATCCGGTTCGATTGTAATCTTTGAAAGCTTGAGAGGTGCAATGTCAAAGCTGTCGAGTTGATAAGCAGCATTTGACGATAATGCTCTGATTGTATTGTCCACTTTAAATTGACCTTGAACACCACCAAGAGCTAGTTTTCCTGTATTGGCTGACCAACTCAATATGATACCATAAGCATTAGCTGCTTCGTAACTATCGCCTTGATATGCTATATCATCAACATAATACTTTCCGCTATTGCCAGAAGCCATGTTAATTCTGGTAATGTATCCAGCTTGAAGTGACGGATCGTTGAAGATGTTGGCAATGACTTTGCGAATGATCTTTGGATTGCTTACTGGACCAAAGAAGTCCACTTTCATTGTAAAACTCAATGTCCATGTAATGAAGCGGATTGCATCAAAGTTGCCTTCATGTTCAATATTATACTGAACGCTGTCTAGCGTAATTGGAATATCTTTTAGGACGCCTAGACTGTTAACAGGATTAATCGTTACTGTATAGTCAGGCGTAAAGTATGGCAATATCTGTTCGATAATCTGTGTACCGTCATCAATGTTTCGAGCATATAGATTAAGCTCGAATGTCAAATCATAAGGCACATGCATGTAGGAAGATTTGCCGGAAGTAGATGAATTTGATTTGGCAACTTTTAATACGGAATTTTGTTTTCTGGCAGCATCATACGACATTCCAGTCAATTCAAATGACAATCTAGGCAATCTTATTTGAATCTGTCTTTGCAGATCAGGATCGGAACGAAGACGCGATATGTACTTTTCTTTTGGTGCATATGTGATCGGTATCTTCATACGTTCAATTTCTGCACCCGAATCTTTGTTTGTCTTGACCAAAGTGATATTATTAAACATTGTGCCAAAAAGCACAACGTATTTTCTAGTCAGTTTATGGTAGAAGTGTGTTCCGAACATTATGGCATTCCAAATGGATTAATTTCTGATAAGTCTATAAACAATACGCCCTCGTCTTGTAGCTCTTTGTTATCATAATCATCATAGAATACGTGATCACCTAAAGTATCCGTCGATGTTACAATGTATGCTGCATTTGATGTGACACCGCGTATTGTTGTGGCAGTATTAAACACACCCATCACATTATGAAGTGTTAGTTTCTTTGTGCCCACATCATAATCTGTAACGATAGCTTTAATATTAGATGTTGCTACGTTTGAACCCTGGAAAACAATTTCATTATCATAGAAAGTGCCGGCACCATTACCTAGGGTAAGTTCAATAGTATATGATGCTCCATTCTCAACATCATCTAATTCACCGATGCCTGTGTTGAAATCTTCATCCGAGAAGCGGAAGAGTTCACAACGAAGTTCATAGATATATGGATTGCGTTTACCTATGGAAAAGAAGTTCAATTCTTCTTCTACGAATTTTATTTCAAATAACTTCCTCATAACAGGAACATAAAGAAGATCGCCCTCGCGTGGTCTGTCTGCTATGTTAGTCGGCACATATTTGCCAAATGTTCTAGCTGAAACAATAAAGTTTGAAGTATCACGAATTTCTAGACCAAACTTGGAAAAGAAGTCGCCATCGCCTTCGTAACCTTCGACGTTGGCTAGATAGACTTACATATAATAGGCTCTTGTAAATTTGGTATTAACCGCTTCGCCGTAGATTTCATCGTCGCCGTTATAGGAATCTCTTGGAATATAATAAACATCATGACCCATGATCTGGATCGATTCGACAATTAAGTCTTCCAAAAGTCTCTGTTCATTAATAACGCCAACTGAATAGTTGTTAAAATATACGGACGTTGCCATTTTAACCTACCATAAACTGAGGTGGTTCCTCAAATGTGTCGCGGATCAACTGCTCTAGTTCTGTAATTTCAGTTACGGCTTCTTCATAAATCTGTTGACCGTTCATCATGATACCGCCCGGTAGCTGCATACCTTGGTACTTTTTTAGATTGTTGCCCCACTGACGCTTGATGTAGGCTGTGGCCAGTTTTTTGAGCATACGGTCATTGTAGATTTGTGGATATGTATCTGGATCGATAATCATCCAACCTTCGATGACTGCCCACTCACCAGCAGAAATCATTCCCCAGTTCATATCGATATACAACTTATCTGTATGGCGATTGAATCTAACCGGCGTTTCGCCAGAGAATAGCATATCCAGTGTACGAATATGTTGCATTGTCAAGGCATAGTTAACATATGATGTGCTGGTAAAGTCATATAATTCGTGAAGTCTAAGCTGATAGCGAAGGTCAAACATGTTAATAGTGGCATTTGAAGAAGATATTGGAAAAATCTTGGTAACACCAATTATATTGTCCGTGATAGGAATCCATCCATTATTGATGTTTTCTTGAGTAAACTGGTGCTTTACATACCAACGCTCTACACCATCAAAGTGAAACTGCTGAATGTACTGAAACGCTTCGTCAATACGGTCTTCTACCTGATC